GCGGAAGTCGCCTCGGTCAGCGATGCCGGCGTTGGTATCATTGGCGGGGGCGCGGCACCAATCACGCTGTCGAGCGGTATCATCAGCGTGCCCGCATCGCAAAGCCTTAACATCCGCACTAGCACCGCAGGCCAGACCATCACGCTTGGCGCTCCGTCTGCGGGCGTCGGCAATGTTCTGACGGTTACACCCAATAGCAACGGCAATTCATTCTTCGGTTCGGCGCCGAACGACACGACGGTCACGAACCGCCTGACGGTCGGGCAAATACGGTCGTCTGGCAACAGCTTTGCCCTGTCTGGCACCGTGACGCCAACCGCTTTTGCTGGCACGGGGTCGACCGCGACTGTGACTTTTGCCGCGATCACCAGCACGGTGATTCCGGTTGGGTCGTCTGTGACGATCAGCGGCGCCACTCCCGCCGGCTACAACGGGACCTACACAGTCACGGCGTCGACCAACACGACGGTATCGTTTGCGAGCGCCACGACGGGTGCGCTTTCTGTGGCCGGCTCAATGGCCTATTCCATGCCGGCGCAGCGCGTCCTCAGCATGGTATCGAATTGGTCCGGCACGGCCTTGGCCGGAACGCCGTTCTACCCCTACACCTTCACCATCCCTTCAGACACCTCAGATACGGGCGCGACCGGGTCCGGCGGGACCTTGATGTATTTGGCGCATAATTGGGGCGGCACGGCGAAGGGCGGCAAGGGCGGGATGCGGATCGCTCTGAACCAAACGAGCGCGACCAATGACCCGTTTGTCGGAGTGGTCAATCAACAGCACGTCGTTGGCGAATGGTGGGGCTCGACTGCTTTCAATGCCGGCGGCACGGGATCGGGCACCCTGGCGGCTGGGTCATTTTACGGCACCAACCCGCAAATCCTTTTGCAGCAGGGCGCGACCTACTGGCGTCTCGCGAACGCGCTGGGCGAAGCCAACCTAGCCCTCTACGCATCATCTCGCACCCTGACGGTCGGGGGCACAGTGACGGCGGGCGATGTGCTGACTGTCACGTTTGCCAGCGCCGACATATCCGGCACGCCGGTATCGGTGTCGTGGACGGTCGGGGCCAGTCAGACCACGGCCATGATCGCCAACAACATCGCGGCGGCGATCTGGTCCAATGCTGCACTGGCGAATGCCAAGATATCGGCCAGCGTGTCGGGTTCCGTGGTGACGCTCTATTGGTTCACCCACATCGCGAGCCTGACCACTACGGTCGGCACATCGGGCGGCGCAACCGAAACCCTGACGCTCGGCAGCGTAACGGGCGGGGCATCGGCGGATGTCAAGTTGATGGGTTCGCTGATCCGGTTGGCTGAAGATACCGCGCCAGCCACGCAAAACTCAGCGTTCTTCCTATTCACAGCACAACCCGGAAGTGGAACGGCCGGCCTGTTCAACTACGGCTTGGTGTTCGGCGGGATCGAAAACTACAACGGCGAATGGTCTTGGCATAAGGGCTCCACCCTGATCGGCGCCGGCCTGTCGATCAGTTACGGCGGCGCTGGGCAGACGCATCCGCTCGTTCCGAACTGGGCGAAATACGGCCTCGATTTCAGCAAGGTCGGCTTCTCCGGCAACGGTGGCGCTTCGATCCGGGTGCCAGGTTTCCAGATCGCATCCGACACCACAGGCGCGGTTTTCATCGGCGGATACAAAATCGCTGCGACCTCGGCCGGCTTGCTTTTGGACAGCACCACCGGCGGAACGGCATCGGCCGTTGCGGTAAGCTCCGGCGGCGGTGGTGGCGCCGGGGTCGCGACCGGCAACTATGTCGTGGGCGATCTCGGACATGATGCCTACGGCGGCCAATACGAAGTCGCGACTGTCAACGCTTCGACTGGCGCCGTCGCGACATTCACGGTGCGGGTTTATCCGTCGTTCACGTCCGGTGCCGCGCCGGCCAATCCCATCGCGGTCACGGGCGGTTCCGGGTCGGGCTGGACGGTCAACGCAACATGGCCGTCTGCCCCGCGCGTGCAGTTTCAGGCTTCGGGCGGCAATACTTTGGTTGGCACCGGATCGGCCATCGCGACCAACGCCACATCCGGCTTCCTCCAATTGCCGACGATGGCGGGCGCTCCGACTGGCGTGGTGGGTGCCGCTGGGCAGGCCGCCGTGGTGATTGATACCACGAACAACAAAATCTGCTGGTCGACTGGCGGCGGCACATGGAAGTGCGCGCTGGGGTCATAGGAGTGTCCGCATGTTCCGTCTGATCCTCGCCGCGGTCTTGTCGCTGGCGCCTGTCGTCGCTCACGCTGCTTGCACGCCGATGAGCGCGCCGCCGAACTCCATCGGCTGCCAACCGGCCATGCCAAGCAACCTTGAGGCAACTGATCTTGTGCTGGGTTGGCGTCCGTCGTTGGGCAAGGAAGCGTCCCGGTCCTTCACGCCGGCACAGATGCTACAGGCTGGGTTGCCGGGCGGTTTCTCGACGCTGCTGGCCACGGGCACGATCACCGGGCAGAGCAACCTGGCAATTACCGGCACATCCTTGGTCCTGGGCGCTGGCGCGTTCGGCAGCACGCTCGGAGTCAGCGGGGCAACCAACCTGGCGTCGACGCTGGCGGTCGGCGGGGCGGCTTCGTTCTCATCCACCCTGGACGTCACGGGCGCTGCATCGTTCACGTCCACGGTCGGGGTAACGGGAACGTTGACCGCGCTTAACTCGCTGGTTGCGGGCGGTGCGGGCACGGCACCGATCACGCTATCGAGCGGCCAAATCCTGATGCCGGCCAGCCAAAGCCTGGGCATCCGCCTGACCACGGCAGCGCAGACCATCACGTTCGGCGCTCCGGCTGCGGGCTTGGGCAACGCGCTGACGGTCACGCCGGACTCGAATGGCAACAGCTTGTTTGGCGCTTTGCCAAACACCGTGTTGGTGTCAAATCGGCTAACTGCCAGTCAGATTTTTTCTCCCGCAACAACCTACACTCTAAGCGGCGCAGTCTCGCCCACATCGATCACCGGCAATGGGGCGACCGTTACGGTGACATTCCCGACCATTGCGGGGGTCATCATCCCGGTTGGGTCGACCGTCACGACAACCGGCTTCACTCCTTCGGGCTACAACGAAACGGACAAGGTTGTTGTCACATCCACATCGACAACGCTGACCTATGCCAGCACCGCGACCGGCACCATGACGGTAGCGGGAAGCATGGCCTATAAGATGACGCCGCCCGACCTGATCCGGTTCGCGAGCAATTGGGCGGGCGAAGCGGCAGCAGTTGGAGCAGCGTTCTCGCCCTACGAATTTACGATCCCATCCGACACCGCCCTTACGGACGGCACGGGCCATGGGGCGGCGGTCATGAATATCGCGCACAATTGGTCCGGTGCGGCAACCGGCGGAAAGTTGGGTATGCAAGTGTCGCTGTCCCACACCGGGGCAACGAATGACACTGGCAGCCAGCAGCATGTTGTTGCCAACATGCACGCGCAATCGTTCTACAATGCCGGCGGGACGGGGACGGGCGTTCTGTCGCATGGCACATTTTATGGCCTGAATCCGCAAGTCAGGCTTGGCTATGGCGCGACCTATTGGCGGCTGGCGAATACGCTGGGCGAGATTGATCTCGCGGTAAACGCGACGCGGCAAGACATCACGCTCGGCGGAACCGTCACGGCAGGCGATGCCGTCACCCTGACATTCGCATCGGCGGATATCGTTGGCACGCCGGTTGCGGTGTCTTACACGGTCGGGGCGTCTCAGACGCTTGCCATGGTCGCGAACAACCTTGCCGCGGCAGTCAACAACAACACGGCTTTGCGGAATGCTCGGATTGGCGCGACCTCGTGGGAAGGCTCGCTTAAAATCTATTACTACACTCACATTGCCACGCTAACGATCACGCCATCTACATCCGGCGGTGCGACCATCACGGCGGTTAAGGGCACGCTGACAACCGGCGCGTCGGTCGATTTCAAGACGATGGCGACGTTTATTAGGTTGTCGGACGACGATGCGCCGGGTTCCTCTGGCAGCGCGCTGATGGTTTTCGGATCGTCCCTGGCGCCGTCTCCTAGCGGTCAGTTTGAGATGGGCATCGCGTTCAACGGTCACCCCGCCTATCACGGGTCATGGGCATTCTCGCCTTCGTCAACCTTGATTGGCAGCAACCTTACGACGGCGGTAGGCTTCCTCGACAAGTCCAGCCCGATCCCGTCCAACATGAGCCGGTATGGCATCGACTGGCAGTATGTGAATTTCACGCAGGCATCCGGCGGCCGGGCGTTTAGGTCCAGTAATTTTGGGGTCGGTGGCGAGGGCATTATTTACTCTGGCCCGGCCGTTATCACTCCGTCGTCGGCTGGCCTTTCGATCGATGTTTCGGGCAAGGCGGCAAGCTCCGTCGCATTGCAGTCTGGCGGCGGCGGCGGCGCGGGCCAGGTTATCGGCAATTACTTCCTCGGGGATATCGGGTTCGACGATTATAACGGGCAGTATCTCGTGACGGGCGTCAATGCCGGCACGGGGGCCGTTACGACCTTCACGGTTCTGTCGCCGCCGTCCTATCCGTCTGGATCAGCGCCATCCAACCCGATTTCTGTGAATGGCGGGTCGGGCCGGAATTGGACGGTCAATGCGACTTTCCCCTCCACCACAATCCTCAAGCTGCAACCCTCGGGCGGCAATACGCTGGTTGGCACGGGCGCTGCCATCGCGACGAACTCGACCAGCGGCTTCCTGTTGGTTCCCACTATGGCAGGCACGCCAACGGGCGTCGTCGGTGCTGCGGGCCAGGCGGCCATCGTCGTCAACACCACAGGCAATAAGCTGTGCTGGTCAGTAGGTGGCGGGACGTGGAAAGATGCGGTCGGCGGTGCCTGTTAGTGCCGCGCAATGAAGGAGCGACTGAATGAAACGATTGATCTTGGTGGCTGCGGCTGCCCTCACGCTGGGCGCGTCTGTCGCTATGGCACAGTCGGCGGTGCAACCCGTCACCCTGTCGGCGCAGGAGTATCAAGCCGTCCTGGCCGCGCTGGCAGACCGTGACCCGATCATGGCGCTGCTGATCCGCCGGCAGACCGAGGCGCAGGCTGCCGCGCACACGCCACCGTCGGCAATGCCCACGCCGCCCGTGCCGCCGCCTGCCCCCAAGCCGTAACGAGACTCGGTGGCCGCAAAGGATCGCCCCCACAATGCGAGACGACAAATGCGGCCACCGAAAAATCGTGACACATCCGTTAATCATTCGCTTCGTGACGACGCCTTGCGAGAGGTTCAAGAGGAACAGGCACTACAGGAGGCACGAGAGCATGAAGCAGATATGCAATGGCTCCGCGAGCGCCGGCTGTTCTGGCAGGGGGTCCGATCATGGTGTGGCGTTGTTGGTAGGGCCGCGGTTACGGCTGTTGCCACCGGCAGCGTCGGGTTGGCTTTCGCATGGCTAGCTGGATGGCTGAAATTGCCACCGTCACGCTGATCGGTCGCAATTGCCGGATCAAGCACCCCTGGCGCTGCTTCGGCGCATGGTTCGTGATTTTCCTCTGCGTGATCGGCTGGGGCGCCTATGCGTTCCTCCATGTCGGCCATGCGCGTGCATTGTGCGGGTGAGCGATGAGTGATCTGACGACTGGCGCACCGGCGCCGACTGGCGGCATGACGGGCAACGTGCGCACGCTGGGCGCTATTGTGGTGTCGGTCGGCGTTACCATCGGCTTTGTCGGCTCGGTGTTCATTGTGCTGTTCAAGGCTCTGCCCGATGGCAGCGACGCCATTGCCAACGTGCTGCTGGGCTCACTGGCCGCTATGCAGACGCAGGTGGTCGGGTTCTGGATCGGGTCAAGCGCTGGCTCGGCCAGCAAAGATCAGGCGCGCACGGCGCCTTGATCCCTGGGCTTTCGGCTTGATGGCCGGGGCGGTTTTCTTGGGGATGCGTCGTAGCCGGTAAACCACCGTCGACCTCGGCAACCCTAACTCTTTGGCGATGGCGCGGGGCGATAGCCCCTTTCTGTTCAAAGCCTTGATTGCACCGTCCATCGGATGCGGTGGGCATTGACGCCGCACCGCCAGCTTTGTCTTGGCCAGATGATGCCGCAATCCCGCAAAGGTCACGTCGAGCACCGGGGCGATCTGCTTCAAGAGAAAGCCGCGCTGCCGCAGGGCAACCGCCTCGGCCACCTGCTGCGGGCTCATGGCTTGGTGCTCAATGTCGCGAGGTCGAATTGCAACAGGTCCCACATGGCCAGCGGGACATCGACATGCTGACCGGGTGGAAAGGAAACCCGCACGCCTGTCGGCAGTTGGGTTGCCTCTGTTTCAGGTGTCCAGCCCATCGTGATCATCAAAGCGGCGATGGCTTTGGTGTCAATGCCAAGTCCGAGTGTCATCCCCGGTTCCCTCCTTCGCTTTGGACGCCCCGAAGGGCGCCCGCGCTTGTCATCCTTTCGCGAAACTCGCTTTTTTGGCGTAGTAGGCATCGGTCAATTCCTTGAGGATGTCGTCGCGCCCGTCGACCTTCATCCGCTCCGCGAACCGCTTGACCGGCATGCTCTCGTTCCATGCAGTCAGGTCGTGGATGGTCTTGCACGATTGCAGATCCGATATGCGATCCTCCAACGACTTGCGCGCCGGGTCCTCGGGTTCGGCTGCGGCCGGCGGCGGCGGTTCCGGCTCGTTGACCACGCCGCCCGTGGCCGCGTCGCCATCGTCATCCCCGCCCATGCGCTGCCGCAGCGTGTCCAAGATCGCCGCAGCCTCGGCCGATGCCTCGCTGGCTTCCTCGACCGCCGGGGCGTTGCAGTCCCAGATATCGACGCCATCGCGACGGCTCTGAACCGCCTCTTTCAAGGCGCGCGCGAAGGCAACTGGATCGGTGAACGGCTCGGGCCGCAGGTCGGTGCCATCCGGCGCCGATAGGAACGCCTGGAACCCGTCGCCCTGGGCCGCTGCTGGCGGCTGCTGTGCGGGCGCTGCGGTTTGCTGCGGGTCATCGAACTGGCCGGCCGGCGGTTCCGGCTCGCGCGGCGGCGGGGCCTTTGCCTCGGGCTGGCGTGCGGGCTTTTGAGCGGCCGGCTGCTTTTGTGCTGCCGCGTTGCGCTCCTGGCGGGTAGGCGGCGGATCAGCAAATGCGCCCCCGGTCGGTGCAGGCGGCTCCGGTTCCTGCGTCGGTGCCAACTGGTCAAACGTCGTGCCGTCGCCCGTCATGTCGATCGTCGGCGGGCTGTCGGCGCCGACTTCCTCGGCAACCGGCTCATTGCCGACTTCTTCGGGGAACGCGCGGCGCAGCGCGGCCGCCTCGGCGCATTTTTCGATCTGCCCATACGGCCGCTTCTGCCACATATCGTTCGGGACCTCGGTGCGCCCCATGCGCGCGTAGGTTTCCAGCCAGTAAACGCGCGGCCCTGGCATCGGCATCCGTTCGCCCTTGACCATGCGGAACACGGTCATCTGCGCCCACATGGGATGCTGCACGCTGATGTTCACATGCCGGCTGTTGTGGTCCTGGCCGATGGTGCCCGAAAACTGCGTCTCCACATCGGGGCCAAACTTGCACTCGTCGCAGCCGGCATACTGGCCGGTGCGGAATGCGGTGGTGCGCTGCTCACCAATGCCGGGCCACACGCTTTCGACCATCCGCTTGCGGCCCTTGTCGTAGATCGGCACGACATGCACCGGGCGCTTCATCGGGTCCAAGCCGCGCGCCTTGCAGTAGGCCAGGGCCAGGATCACGCCCTCGACCGTCGTGGCTGCCGGGAACACGGCTTCGACCAACGCGCGCCATGTGGCCCGGTCAACTCCGAATTTCTCCTGCAAACTATGGTGGTAGGGCAGCCTTTCGACTGCCACCGCCACCGCGGTCTGTTCCGATGCCTGCTGCGCCCGCTGATGGGTGCTGCGGGTCCTGTCGCTCATGCTGCGTCTCCTTGGTTCTTGGCGTAGTGGACTGCGGGGTCAATCAGCGCGCCGGCCTTGTGCAAGCCGCGCAGCACTTCCAGCGCGGCCATGGCATCCGAATCGCTGCGGTGCGCGTTGGTGTGTTCCTTGCCCGTGAAGTGTATCAGGGCATGTTCCAGCTTCGGAAAGCCCTTGCCGTTGTCGGGCTTCTTGACGCCGGCTTTCATGCTGGCGCGCATCAGGCAGGTATTCAGGGTTTCCTCGAACAGGTCGGGCATCCCCGCGCGCCGCAACTCGCCTCTCAATGTTTTGCAATCGAACTGCGCATTATAGGCGGCGACGATCAGGCCGTCCTGAATGCACTTGGAATACCAGCGCAAGACTTCCAGCACCGGCACGCCCTCGCGCACGCATTCCTCGGTGGTCAGGCCGTTGATCGCGGTGATCTCGGGCGTGATCGTCCAGCCGGTCACCTCGTCGGGTTCCCATTCGCCGGTATCGGGATTGACCGCGCCGGGCGGCGAAATGATGCGGGTGAACGTCTCGATCACCTCGAAGTCGCCCGACACGATGATCCCGGTGAAACCGCACATGCGCGGCTGGCTCGGGTCGTCTGCCGGGATGGGCTTGCCGGTCGCCTTATCCTTGAACTGGAACAGGCCGGAAGTCTCGGTGTCGATCACGACATATACGGGGTTGGTCATGGTGGGTTCCTTCAGAATGGGACGTTATCCGGGTCGAACGGCTCGGGCGCCTTGGGCGGCGGTGCCGGTTCAACCTCGGCAAACTCGGGTGCCTCCGCGATATCGGTAAGCTCGATCATGCTCGCCAACGGTTCACCGCCTGAGATTATCCGTCTCGGATATCCCTCAATGCGTTGCGCTCGATCCAGAATGCTGACCAGAGCAACAGCATCGGCGGCGTTGGCCAGTCCGATCTGCTGATAGCCGATGTTCATGACCCACAGTTTCATTGCTTCGTCATTCCTTCGGTTGAATCCGCGGCGGTGTCCATCTCGTCGCGCTGCCTCGCCATCTCCATCATTTTGTCAGTTATCGCCTCGGCGGCGCCCTCGACAGTCTTGCCGTTTTCAAACGCGAATTGATGAATTGCGTTAAGCGTGCAATCCATCATGGCGGCCAGTCCTTCGTGCGTCTTGGCTTGGTAGACCCGCATCAGCGACATAATGAGGCACGACAAACGGTCGGCCCTATCCCCTGCATCCGTTTCAATATTGTCGGGGTTCGTGTTGGCGTAGAGGGAAGCTAGAATTGCGGTAAAGACTTCGTCCCTCATGTCCTGATCGGGGTGCAATGTCCGCAGAATATCAGCCAGCAATTGCACCCCAGCGTTCAATACAACAAGCGGCTCCGGCTTAATCTCAAGGCAAATAGCGCCGATCCGATCAAGGATCGCATTCACATCCTTTTGCGCTTTCTCCGCATCGTGCGGCAAATGAGGATCGCTCACCGTCCCGTCCTCCGTGCTGCCGGAACCTGTCGGTAGACAATGCCGGGGCACTCCCGCACCGGCGCCACCTTCTGCCGCGCCGCCGCATTGATGGCCGACAGGTTCGCCGCCAGGAACGTCACCGGCGCCGTGCCGTCCGCAACCGCCCGTGCCAGTGCGCGCATGTCGGTCACCTCGGCTTCCCAGGTCTTTTGCAGGCTGGTGGTGGTGCCAAGCTGCGACCGCTGCCGCACCAAGTCTTGTGCCGGCACAGTGGTTGCCGCAGCCGCCGCGTTCGCCGTGTCCATCGCAATCGACGCATCCGAATAGGCGCGGTCGGTCTGCCGGCCAGCGACTTCCTCGGCGGTGCTGCGGTCCACGCCGCGTTCCGCCAGTGCTGCCGCGCGGGCGGCTTCCTGCGCTGCCAGGTCGCGGGCAATCTTGGCCTGCCGGTCAGCCTCGGCCTGTGCCTCCGCGGCAAGGCGCTCCCGCTCTGCCCGTTCGCGCGCTTCCTTGGCCAGCAGGTAAGCCGTCTGCGCATATTGCAGAGTGCCGATCGGCGCACCGCGCGACGGGCCGATGGCCGCGATGACCGGGTCAGCCAGCCCGCGAAACCATGCGTCGATGATCTTGCCGGCTTCGAAGATCGACCGCTTCACAGCCTTGCGGGCTTCTTCGACCTCGCCTGTGGTGCCGGCGAAATCGGCCATCTGCCGCATCCAATCGGACAATGCGGCGTTTTCCTCGTCGTTGGCGATGGGCTTGCTGCCCTCGTCGTGCGCCTCGCGCCACCGGGCCACGCCAGCCACAAACTCGGCGCTGCGGTCCACAAGGCCGGGATACTGCGCGGCGAACAGTGCCGGCATGTCGTCCAGCTTTATGACCAGAAGGTTCGTCGGGTCGATCCCGGCCAAGCGTTCCTCAAGGGTCGGCTCCGGCGGGTTGTTATGGCCTAAGCCACCTGCGGGCTCTACGTCCATGGGTATCCTCCTTCAAAACAGGCTTGGCCGGTCGCGTAGGGCAATCGGCTTTTCCGGCTCTGCCAGGGGGTGACTGGCGGGCGCCGCGCTCATAGCCTGCGTCATGGCGTCATACTCTGCCTCCGTGATCGGGGTGAGCGGCCAGCGGTTGACGAGGAACGGGATATCCTCCCAAGCCTCGGCGCCGCTGCCGTCCACCAGTGCGCCGGCCCGCAGCACGATCCAGCGGCCATTGGTCACCGTGATCCGCACGGGCAGCCATGGGCTGTCGCGCCGATGCCGATGCCGGTAGCAGCCGGGCGCGGGCGTCAGGCCGACGCCTTCGGTCACAGCGCGCCGCCTTCGTCGGTGCCGGGCAGGTTGCCCTGCGCGGGCGTCATAGCGGGCGCGTCCACCGCAGCGGCGTCCTCGATGACGGTAAAGCCCGACTGGTGCAGCAGGTCGAGGAAGGGGCCGACCTTATCGCTACGCCGGCTTTGAACATGCATCAGCGCGTGTTCGATGCTATTAAGCATCCGCACCGCCCTGTGGCTGGTGACAATTTCGCTCACTGGTTAAGTCTCCGCTGGTTGTGGTTCGGCGCCGTTTCATCGCGAATTGGCGCGCGGAAGGATCATCGCACGATATTTTCACTCGTCAATCATTTTCATTCCCGTTGACGTATGCGGCCGGCGCGTTCATCATTCCGGCGTCCCTTGTGGGATATCAGCAACAGGAGCGGACCATGGCGCGAGGGCGCAAAGCGGCGACGACAGGCGATGCGGGACCGGGGCACAACGGGCCGAGCGATGAACTGACGCGGGACTATGCGCGCCGGCTGGATGTGGCCAAGCGCGACCTGCGCGAGATTATGGATGAGGCTGCCGCCAAGCGCGGCGTGATTACCGGCATCAAGAAAGCCGCCGCGAAGGCTGGGGTCGATGTGCGGGCGCTGGAACGCGTCGTGGCCGAGGCCGTGATGGATCAGGACGAAATCCTAGCCGCCGAGCGTGCCTATATTCGGATGCGCGCGGTGCTGAACATGCCGATCGTGCAGGACGACCTTTTCCCGGCGGCGGCTGCGGCCCCCACGATGTCACCCGAGGAAGCGGAACGGCAGGCACTCCATCAGGCGGGGCAGGCTGGGTATATGGCCGGGATCAACGGGCACGATATCGACAAGGCCAACCCGCACACCGCTGGTGAGGAACTGTGGGTGAAGTGGCGCGAGCAGTGGCACGCTGGGCAGGCGCACATTGCCAAGGGCCTGTCACCGCGCCGCACAGCACCAACCAACCGCAAGCGGGCCGATCCGCCGCCGGCTGCAAATGACGAGGGTGGCGAGGGCGAGCAAGCCCTGGCCAATGGGCCGGCCTTTCACTGATGTTCCGGCCGGGCGGCGTGCTCTGGCTGGACCTTGGCGGCGCGTTCGGGTGGGCCTATGGCCACGCGGGGGAAACTCCGCTGGCCGGGGTCTATGATCTGCCGTCGCTCACTACCGGCATCGGGCGCCGGTGCGGCGCGTTTGAAAATGCGCTGCTGGAACTGCTGGGTCAGTTTCGCCCGACCTTCGTTGGCATTGAAGCGCACATGCCGGCGAAGCACCAGAAATCCGAGGCGGCGGCCGTGTCGGCCATTGGGCTGTATGCGGTCGCGTCCGTGGCCTGCTGGCGAAACGACGTTCGCAGCGAGACGCGGGCCGTCGACACGGTGCGATCCTCCGTCATCGGTCGATGCCGCCTGACGGAACAGGAGCGCGCTGCAAAGCTGGATGTGAAGGATGCGATAGTGCGCCCGTGGATCGACCACATGGGGTGGAAGATTCATGACCACAACGCGCGGGATGCCGCGGTCGGTTGGGCCTATGACACGGGCATTAGGGCAGGGAAACTTCGATGACAACGCAACTGGCATTTTTTGTGCCGGCACAACGGAAGTTGCCGACACAGCACACCGGCAGCGTCGAGGCGCATTTCGCGCGCTGGTATGACGAGTATCCCCGAAAGGTGGCGCGGGGCGATGCGCTCAAGGCTTACCGCAAGGCGGTCCGCAAGGTATGCATCGACACCGATGAGGCAGCGAGCGTGCTGCTGGCCGGACTGCGGCGGTATCGGTTCAACCCTGACCCGTCGTATCGGCCGCACCCTGCAACATGGCTCAACGGCGAACGGTGGCTTGATGATGACGGCGCCGGTGGGATTGATCCGG